TCATACTTTCTATTTGGAAATCAGAAGAGGTATTCCTGAGAATTTTTCCAAAGAGGAATTTGTAAGGAGGATTATTCCCCAGAGTATGTCTAAAGAGCAATGGATGCTTATGTATGGTCAATTGAATACTGCTATTAACAACATTTATTCAGAGCATGAATTTGGAATACATAAAGGAAAGATTAATATTTATCCTGTACATATAAACACCTATGATTACCTCTGTTTAAATGCGATTAAGATCTATTTTGAACAGAATAATTTCAAGCCCATAGCTGAAGCTTGTGCTAAAGCCGCTGATCATTGTTTTGCCCCATATAAAAATCAACTTGGCACATATTTTAGGAATGCTTATTATATTTTGGAAATGACTTCGGAATTCACTTCGCCTCTAAAATATTCGAATATATTTCGAGCGCAACTGTCAAAGTATGAACTTGTGTTGTTGTTTTTTAACTCATTTAGTTCATTATCAACAATTGAGACACGAAGGTTATACTTGAATGCCGATTTGTTCAATAACCTTGAGTTGAAAGATGTGCGATTGAAAGAGGGGATAAATGATGAATCTGTATCCCGCCGAATGGAATATATACATTTTCCACCAGTCTTGTTTCAAAAGGCAAACAAAAACGAATATATCTCTAGTGGTTTGTTGGAAAAATTGTACAATGTGATTCTTTCAGAAAATAATATACTATAGAATGTTCGGTAGAAATAAAAAAGTGAGGGGAACCACCCCCTCACCAAAGTCAAACCCAAATAATCCGAATTATGTCCGTATTATCTTGATGTTGCAAAGATACAATTATTTTTCGATTAGACAATAAAAATCCCTGCATCGGCTCAATGCAGGGATGGTGTCAAATAAGAGCTTAACTGATTTTTAATGATGTCTGATGAATCATTTCGCTAACATCGTTCAAAGCGTTCAGGAACGTTTTGAGTTCATTGTCAGTAAAGCGAGCCTTTTTCCCGTTGACTATATTCCCATTAATACGCTGATATAGCCAGTTTCTACTTTTACCAAAATATTTCTTTGCAATATAACTGAATGAGATTGCTTCGGGCAATTCTCCAAGTTTATCACGTAATATGGCTTCTTCCGCTCTTTCTATATAATCATTGCAGGCATTTACTGTTGCTTTTAGCCCAGCTTCAGATGCTTTTTTGTAGGCTTCCTTTTGGGCTTCCGGTAGCTTATTATATTTATCCTGCATTTCCTTTTTGAAAGCTTCTTTTTCTTCTGTGGTTTTTAGTTCTTTGAATCTTTCAAAGTCAGCCTGCATTTCTTTTGTTGGCAGGCAATCATTCCAATCTATCATAGCTTTTAATGTTTGTCCCTCCCCGAAGGGAGGGATGTTAATTACAACTTTTTTAATTTCTCTTGGATTTCGTTCATCCGATCGAGTATGTCATTTATAAGCGCTTCCCGTTCTTTGGCATTTTCAGGAACCCCATAGGCCTCGTGAAATGAAGCGAGAAGTTTTAAATTCTCATACTCTTGTTCTAATTCTTTTTTTTCTTCATCTTTCATCAGTTAAACATTAAAATTAAGAACTCTTATTTGACACTACAAAGATAATAAGCATTTGGTTATTATGCAAATTCTTAGTGATTTATTTTATATGTGATTATTCATTTTTCAAGTTGTCAAGTATTTCCCTGATTGCTTTATCAGCGTGTTTTCTCATTATTGTGACATAGTTGAAGATTGGTCTATCTTCTTTCATTGATTGCCCGATACAGTATTCCAGTGTACTAAGAGGAATTCCCAGGTCATATCCATGTTGGACGAAAGATTTGCGGGCTGAATATAGGGTGAATTTATGCCTGATTCCTGCCACCTTGCCTAATTGACTGATTTTCCTGGCCAGCAGGTTATAGCAGGAGGTATAGTTCTTGTATTTCCCGAATATGATTTTCCCTGTATTCTTTTTCATATACTTTTTTATAATGGGCTTTGCTTCTTCGGGAATGGAAAAGGAAATCAGGGAGTCCCCCTCTTTGGTGTTTTTGGTCTTTTTTCGGATGTAGTTTATTTCATCCGTCCGGAAATCGTATGCTAGTATGTCTACTAGGTTCATGCCGGCAAGATAATAAGTAAGCATGAAAATGTCCCGTGTGACGTTGAGATTGTAATGCTCTAAATTGGCGTCCCTGATTGTCTTGAGTTCTTCGACGGTGATTTGCGTTTCCCTCTTTTGGGCTGATGGAATTCTGGCTGTGATGAAAGGGTCGATATCGTAGGTGACGTATCTCATCTTTATAGCATAGTTAATGATAACCTTTAGCAGGGTTATGTAGATGTTGATTGTGGTGCTTGACAGCTTTGTCTTTTTGAGCCATGATATGTACTGGTTCATTCTGATAGGGGTAATATGTTCCATGAGAGAACCGTTCCCGATGAATTGCATAAACTTGTTTGTGGCCAGCCGATAGAGTTTGTATGTCTTGGTACGTTCTTCTTCATCTATTTGGGACAGATATTCATCCACGATATCCTCGAACTTACGATGCTTTTCTCCGTTTAACGGGTTAGTTATCATTTTGACTAATTGCGTGCACGTGAGTGAATCAGGGTAGTCCAGTTCCATGTATCGTTTGAAATAAAGGTTGTATAGCTGTTGTAATTTTGTATTGAGAAAATCCTTGTCTGGACGGTGTACTATTTTACCGTTCTTAAACTCGTTTTCCCTTACCACTATATCCGTGGTGATGAATCTCGTTTCAGAGTTGTGTGCGACTCGAATTCTTATTTTGTGTGTCCCGTCTGATAACCTTTTTGCGGGAACTATTACCAATGTTAATGTAGCCATAATTTGTGTTTTTAGGGTAAAAATGGCGTTTTCGACCATTATTTTTTTAACATCCTATTGTAATTTACTTATAATCAGATTCTAATCCGGGAATTTTCCGACCATAATCCGACCATTTTATAGCGTCAAAAGTGACGTTTTTGCTCTCTATTATAGACTACTAATTGATAGGAAAAATAGTTCGATTGTGCTTTTAATATGCTGTGTATCAATAAAATAAAAATCGGAAGCTCATGCTCGCTCGCAGGCTTCCGATCAACACAAAAACTAAACTAGACT